AAAAATTCCTCTGCTAGGATTATCTCCAGCAACTTGTAATTTATAGCCGCCTGATGAAGAAATACCCATTAAAACGTCACCTGAAGAATCAATACGCATTCTTTCTGTTCCGCCACTTTCCCAAGCATAGGCTTGACCTGAAGTAGTTTGTTGATAGTTAACACCATTAGTGATGCCTAAAGACCAATCTTTGCTATTGTTAGTTTGTGATATATTAATTTCAGCGTTAGCTGCACCCTGAATTTCTAATGTTTTACTAAAACCAAAGGCACTAGAAGGACTACCAGTTCCAATTCCAACATTGCCTGTTTCATCAATTTTAAATTTAGGACTGCTACCATCTGCTTTTCGTAAATCAACTTCTAACTCGCCAGAGCCATGCTCATATATCAAAAACCCATTAGACCCATCAGAATGTTTTATCCAAAGAGGATAAGTAGATGTTCCTTGAGATTGTATAGTTACCCGACCACTAGGACTACTCGTTCCAATTCCAACATTGCCTGAAGAATCAATACGCATGGCTTCTGTACTACCTATTGTAAACCTATGAGCTGAAGCTGTATTTAATCTTAGTATGTTATCGCTGTGTGTATAAATAATAGAACCAGCAGCAGTAGAGACTGCATCACCAAACCTAAGTTGTGTTTGTGTGGCTGAGAAAAATTGTATACCTGTATCAGTAGCATGTTCTAAAGTTAAAGATGTATTACCATTTGATGCTGAACGACCTGATAAAGCACTTTCTTGTATATTAACTTTGTTGTCTGGACTACTCGTTCCAATTCCAACATTGCCAACAGTTGCACCAAAACTCATAATAGTTTGTGCAGCATTACCTGCTCTATTGTATTTAAAATCTACCCTGCCATTTTCACCATCATTAATTAAATCAAATACTTGTAATTGATTAGAGCCATTTGCACCTCTCATTTTAAGTGTGCTTTTTAAATCGGCAGATGTCGTAGCCTTGCCTATACAAATATCTCCATCTACTTGTAGTTTATTAGCTTGATTCGTTAATCCAATTCCAACTTGCTCACTACTATCAATAGTTATAGCTGTAGATGTAGCATTATCATCAATACCTGTTGAAGTAAAACCTGTAAGAGTACCAACGCTTGTAATATTAGGTTGAGCTGCTGTAGCTAGTGTACCTGTAATAGATGTGCTTGCTGATAAAGTCGTAAATGATCCAGCTGCTGCTGTAGTACCACCAATGACAGAGCTATCTATAACTGCTCCGTCTAAGTTCATAGCTACTGAAGTACCAGTAGAGCTAAATAAACCGTCTACTGTATCAAGATCATTGTTTATCTTTGTACCCCAGGTATCAGTAGATGCGCCTACTTCTGGTTTAGTTAAATTTAAATTCGTTGTAAATGTATCTGCCATAAAATTTTATCCTTTAAGCTGCGTCTTGTTCGCCTAATGTTGTCCATGATGTATCTGGGTTTGCTTGGTCGGTCCATGTTTCATCTGCCACTATCTGATCGGTCCAAGTCTCACCAAGAACAATTATATCTTCCCATTTTAGACCACCAACTGCATTAAATCCACTTGTTTGTGCAATTACAGATGCACCTGTTAATACAATGCCACCTAGTGCATCAAATCCGCTAGTTTCTGCAAATGTTCCTTCACCAACTACAGTAAATCTACCTGTAGCTGTCATACCTGATACTGCTGGACCTATAACCACACCACGGTCTATTTGATGACCTGTGGCTGTCATACCAGAACTTGCAGATATAGTTGCAGATCCTAGGTCTATTTGTATACCAACAGCTGTAAATCCAGATGTTCCTGCTATAGTTGCAACACCCCTATCAATTTGAGTACCAGATGCTGTAACGCTAGATACTGCACTAATAACCGCTTGTCCGCGATCTATTTGTCTACCTGTTGCTGTTGCAGAAGAAACTGCTGATATAGTTGATGCACCAGTAATAACAAATCTACCATCTGCTGTTGCAGATGATGTTTGTGCTATTGTGGATGCGCCAAAATGATATACAGGAGTTCCGTAATTGGACTTTCCGTATGTGTATAAGCCATAGCCTACTGAGGCCATGGTATTAAGCTAATGTTATATCTAAATCGCCAGCGTCAAATCTAAATACATCGCCTGAACTTACAGTTTTAGAAGCTGTCAAGTTTGCATAAGCCATTAGATTACCGCTTGATGAAGCATCAAATATACCTACTGCAACCACAGTTCCATAGTCTGCTGTAGCTGTTGGATATTCAACCGCAGCTGTATTGGTTGCTGTGGTGGGGTCTGTACCAGATACTGTAAATGCAGCTGATTGTCTTGCGTAAGCTCCGCCTGATACTTCAGTACCACCACCTGTATCTGTAGGTGCTACAGTATATAAAGCAACATATAATGTTCCTGGTGCTGTATAAGCATTGCCACCAAATACATGGTCTAATACTTTATCTTCTAAGTAATCACTAAATCCAGCCATATTGTCTCCTAATTATTATTCCAATAATAAATGTTTTTACCAGACTTGCCATAAGTTCTTCTTCTTTGCATTAGAGAGCCTTTGCCAAATTCTGCCTTCTCTTGTTCCATTCTCATCTCTTCTAATGCTTTTTCAAATTGTGCTGTAAATAACGGCACTCTTTCATCTTCCATTAGATAGATAGAAGCGTGTTTTAAAGCACCATATAAGTAAGCATCTGGATATCCTGTGGATATAAAGTTCGTTGTATTAGAACTGCTTAAAGCATCTATAGTGCCATAGTATGTTAATTGTAGCGTATAACTTGCATCAGGGGTAGGTGCTAACTCTAATGAATTATCTACAATCGCATAATAAATTGGTTGACCAGTAACATTGTTATTGGCTTTTCTATATACATCTAGTGATTCTAAAGACTGTTGAAATAATGGTCTAAAATCATTTGATGTTATTTCTACATTAATAGCTTCTAACCAATCAGTTGGCAAGCTCATGTATTGAGCGTCTGCTGTAGCAGTTGCACGCTTTACCATGTCTTTATTTCTTAATCTTCTGTTAAATTCTGATTCTGTTGCATCTATAAAAAAGTCTAACTGGTCTGTTAAATCTGACCTGTTTAAGAAATTTGCAATATTAGTTTTTAATTCATCGTATGTCATACTTTACCTTTCCATGTTCTAAATGGTTTGTTATCTGAATGGTTTAGCCATTTCTTCCATTGCGCAGAATCTTGCGCCCATCCTTCTCGGACTGCTCTTTGATATACTACCATTGGTATTTCTGCTACATGGCGTAAATCTTTACCAGGTGTATATTCAGATAGATTTTTTACATAGTCTAAAGTTGGCTGTATGTTCTGTTTTGTGTGATACACAACTTTCTCATCTTCTGTTGCGAATACAGACTTAAAGCCTTTCTTATGATCTATTAATGTTGTCTTTGCCATGTGTAGATTTTAGCACAAAAAAAAGGGATGCCGAAACATCCCTTTAAGCTAATTGACTAAACTTATGATTCGTTTAAGTCAGCAACGATTCCGTGTGCAGCTTCGTTAGATACTTCTAAACCATACTCACATACAATCATTTTTGTCTCAGCATCGCCTATTGTAGCAATATCAACAGTTTTAAAGTCTCTTAAGAAAGATACTTTAGCAAACTCTGGATCTACTAATAGTAATGATGCTTCTCTTGATCTGTTTGATGGAACAATTTTTAGTTCACCAAAGTCAGATGAGTAAACAGATACTGAAGCTTCTACAGTATTTGCATCAATCATTTGTCTAGCTTGAGTTCTACCAGTGAAAGTAGAGATAACTTGTTTGTTATGTGGTCCACAAATAGCCATTGAAGGCTCGGCACCGTTACCAAACATAGTTTGCAAAACACCTTTTAAAAGGTCTTCTGTTAAGTCTCTGTCTGTTCCATCAACTGGAGCAGCTCCGCCACCAGCACCTGAACCACCAGAACCTCTGGATACGTTAGATGTTAGCCATGATTCAAAACCACCAGTTACCCTAGCTGTTGTAGCGTCACCAGTTGTTTTAGCACCGTTTTGACATAAAGCTTCTTCCATGTCTCTTTTCAATGCTTTAGCCATAATAGCTAATTGATGAGCCATTTCTGATCTTTTGCCAGCTGGGTCTGAAGCGTCTTGAGAGCCAGTTACAGTTGCATCTCTTTTTGAGATCATTGCAACGTTACTTACTCTAGTTGTCGCTGTAGAAGTAGATCTTGATAATTCAAAACCTTCTAACTGTCCAGCAGCACTTGGAGTAGGTAAGACTTCTGTCTGCCAATCAAACACTACGTTTTTAATATTTCTTTTTCCGATTGATGACATAAACGGAGTTTGCATTGGAGAGATGTTGTAAATAATATTACTTAAATCTTCTCTGTCAGCTGTTGCCGAATATGTGTCAAATGCGTTAGTTACCTTTGCCATTTTTATATTCCTTTATAAAATTAAATTAATTGTTCAAAAACTTTAGCTGCGTCTTGGACTCTTCCAGACTTAGCTAACCTTTGTTTTGCTTTCTTCACAGGCGCTGCCGATTTAGGTCGGTTAGTAGTTCCAGGTCTAGCCACTCTTGCTGGTGCTTTTTGTGTTGGTTTTTTCTTTGTGGCTTCAACTGTTTTAGAGTTTAACCAAGCATTTCTTAAACCAAGCAAAGCACGATAATCATAAACCTGTTGTATCTCTTCAGGTGTATAACCTAAAGTATTTACAGCATATTCACTAATAGCAGCTTTTTCTTTTGACGCAACCTCTTGGTTTTGCCATTCAGGGATTATTTCAAGAAGCTTTTGATTACCGTATTCAACAAATTGTTGAATTTGTGTTTGCTGTTTAACCAAAGCCTCTTGTTGAAGCCTTTGTTGTTCAGCACTTACAGCACTAAGCTTTTCTTTCTTTTCATCCCAAAGCTGTTTTTCGCGAACATACCCAACAGGATCATCTTCGTACAAAGTGTTCCAGTCTGGTTCGTTAGCCAGTTCGCCCTTTAATTGGGCTTCCATCTTCGGTAACAACTGCGAATAAATCGCATCTCTTTGCGCTAACTCTGCTTGCTGCTGCTCAATAGTTTTACGCTGTTGAGAGAGTTCTTGTGTTTTACGCGTATAATCTTGCTGACGAGAATATCCGTTGACGAGTTCCTCTTGCGTCACCTCAACTTCTTGACCATCTACTTTTACTGTAAATGTCTGAGGTTGCAAGGCTTCCTCTTCAACATCGGTTTGTTCTTCATCCAGTTCTTCGTCCTCATCATCAAACTCTTCGTCATCTTCTACATCTTCTTCAAGATCTTCAGATACTTCAGGTTCTTCTTCAAGGACTTCTTCTTGTGTTACTTCTTCTGTTTCTGTGACTGCATCTTCAACCTTATCCTCTTCAGGGGTTAAGAAACTTTCAAACATCGAAGTAGTAACTTCCTTATCAGTTTGTAAAGCAGTCGGTTTATCCGTTATTGCCATAATAAATACTCCTTATGTATTTAAGAGTATTTTAGCTTAATAATGTGTAAAAAGGGAAGGTTTAACCAATATTTCTAATTTTGTTTATATTAGCTTTTGTAAGTTTGCCTTTTTCAGCAATGATACGCAGATGTCTCTCAACCTCTGGTAATAGTAATAATGATCTGTGGATATCTTCTCTAGCATTAACATCATCTATCTCTCTTGAGTTTAACCAATGAGTAATGTATTCGTTTTTAAGGTTTTCTATTGCTTCTTTAAAAACTTCTGAGGTTAATATTTGTTCTGCTTGTGCAGCTTTAACTACTTCTTCGTGTGATACTGACATTAAAATAATCCCATAGGCAATTGTTGATTTACAGAAAATCTACCGCCAGTTGGTTGTTTAAAACCAGCAAGTTGTTCTTCTAGTTGTGCAAGTCTTGTGTCATAAGCAGATAAATCTGGTTGTTGGAAAGTTGGCATATCAATACCAGCTATAGCTTTAGATATATCATCTTGTGTTACAAATTTAGAAACATCTGGAACTTGTTGTTGTGGTATAGACATTAATATATCTTGCTTTAAAACGCTTGGGTCAAAACTTGGTATATCTTCTAGCCTAGCAAGACCGCTTATATCAGGAATATTAATACTTCCTCTCATATCTTCCATAAGTTCTTTTCTTAATGCTTCTTGGTCAAAAGTAGGCATTGTTGGTATATCTTCTAACCTTGCAAAACCAGATAAATCAGGTGCTTGGTATTGTGGTATATCTTCTAGTCTAGCTAAACCAGATAAATCAGGCATTTGTGGTATATTAATGCTACCCCTCATATCTTCAATCAACTCTTTTCTCAACGCCTCTTCATCAAAAATATTGGGTGCTGGTAAATCTTCTTTAGTAATAAACTTTGATAAATCAGGTTGTTCAAAGGTTGGCATACTTTCAGCTATTCGCTCTTGTACTATTTTGTCTATAGCTTCTTGGTCAAAACCACCACCAAATAATTTACCTATGTTTAGTAAGTTGCTTAAAGGAGGAAAGTCTTGTTTTCTATCTACAGGTATATTTACACCACCGATACCTGTTCCTAAGAAATCAACATCATCACCCCTGCGATCTATAGAACGAGGAGGTGGAGGTGGTGCTGGCATGTCTTTTGGTCTGTTTAATTGTTCTTGTGTATAACCCATTGGTTGTTCTGGGGAATAGCTTACACCTGGTGCAATAACTTGAGACATTGGCATACCGCCAGCTATAGAACGCGCATAGTCAAAACCACTTGAATATGTTGGGTCAGACATTGGTATTGTGTAGCTACCAAAATCATCTGGACCTAATTGTGGTCCTTGTTGTTGTTGTCGTATGTCTGCAATTTGACCAAGAAAAGAACCTTTGCCTCTACCAACATTATTTAAGTTAGCTATATTAGCAGAGCCTAAACCTAAGTTACCGCCTAATAACGAACTGATATCGCCTAATGCTGCTATATATTCCCTAGGATCTTCTGATTTTATTGCCATATTAACCTGTTATTAACTTGTCCATTTTTTCGTCTAGTTTGTCTAAACGATCTATAACTCTGTCTATGCTGATTGTTAATTCAACCTTAGTTACATAATCTTTTGCAACTTCTTCGCGAGTCTTATTGAGAAGTATATCAACTCTTTTTAATTCTGTCGCGTTAGTTCTTATGCTGTGGACTATAGGAGCAAAGATTAAAGTAATAATTATATTCCAATACATCATTGGGTCCATGCTAATAACTCCAAATATGTGGTCTTGGTCGGCCTTGTGAATCTTTAGATATATCTAAGTGTATAAACCTAGCACCACCTTTTTGGTTAACTCCAATACCAGTAAAACCATAATCTCTAGCTTTGGATATAATCTCTAATGCTTGCTTGCCTCTAACACCTATATCAGCTGCTAAACCAACAGCGTGTGTGCCTGGTTTTGATTTGTTTATTTCTACAGGATGTTCAGCACATCTATAACCACTTGTTATTTTAAATGGAAAACCACAATCAGTTCTAAGCGCTTGTAGTTTGTCTATAAGCTCATGCTCTATTTTGTTTTCACCACAATGCTTACAAGCAAATTCTTCTAGTTTAAAGTTATCCCAACTCATCTAGCAACTCCTTTAGTTTTTTCAAATGTTCTAAGTCCGCCAAGTCCTAACATACCCATTAATACAGTCATTAGCGATCCCATGTCAAAGGATGGTAGTACAAAAGATATTCCAAATGCTGAGAGTGCGAAGATAATAATAGGCTGAAGCAAAAAGTGATAAAGCAAAGCAATACCGCAAGTCCAACCCACAAATGGCCGCCAGCCGCTAACAAATATAGACTTATGGCCAGCTTCAATTTTATTAATTTCCACTTGAGCCATATTTGCTTTATGTAGTTCTGTTTTAAGTTCATGGTTTAGTTTTGCCTGTAAGTCCTTGTCAGGTACTAGCTTACTAACTATGTCGCTTACTGGACCTATTAGCTTGTCAATCATTTTTTATTTTTTTTGGTTTTCTTTTTAGGTGGTCTACCTACTTTACTTCCGTATGTTCCTTTTCCTTTTGGCATAATGTTTCCTCGTCTATTGTATATATCGATAGTTTTTGGCTTTTGCCTTTAACACTTATCGGTTTTAATAATTTTAACTTAAATTTACAATTTATGGCAGTAGAATAACCAATCAATATGTCTTTTCCTACTTCTTTGGTTGCTGATTCTAGTCTTGCTGCTGTATTTACACAATCACCAATAGCAGAATAATCAAACCTAGTATCGCTCCCCATGTTGCCTATAACAGCTTCACCAGTATTAATACCTATACCTATTTCTATGCCTAGTCCTGCTTCCTTCATGTTTTTGGTTATTTCTATTGCTGTTTCTACTGCTTTGTTTCTATGATCGTCTAAATCTATGGGTGCATTAAATATAGCCATCATTGCATCACCAATATACTTATCTACCATGCCACCATATTTTTGTACTGCATCTGATTGTATAGTCAAAGCCTTGTTCATAATCTCAGTTACTTCTTCTGGAGTTAATCTTTCTGATAAAGATGTAAAACCTCTAACATCTGTAAATAAAAATGTTGCTTCTTTTTTCTCACCACCAAGTTTTAACAAACTAGGATTGTCTTGTAATTGTTTTACTTGTCTTGGATCTAAGTAATGTTCAAACTGTTTTTTAATTTGTTGACGCAATTTATATTGCTTTTTGTAGTTAATATAGAAGGCAATAGTAGAAGTTATGATTTGTGAGATAAAAGTCCATGAAAAATCTATCAAATAACCTTTCTGAACGCTAAAAGCTTCTAAGAAGCCTGTGGTGAAGAGCAAAATTACAGCGATACTTAGACCCTTAACCACACCGAGATAATTGATTACAAGCCATGTCAACGACACGAAAATTCCAAAAATCAAAATTTCAGCCACCAATGACCATTCTGGAATCCTTGGAGAGTTTTCTATAAGAATTGACTCAGATAATGCTGCTTGAATTTTATGTGGCTCTAATAATCCAGTTGGAGTTGCAATTTGTGGCATGATTCCTGGCGCGGTAATTCCAAGAAATACAAACTTACCAGCAACATTCATTTCTTGTAAATCTGTTTGTGGTGTATCTACCCAACTAATCCACTTACGACCAAGGTTGTCTGTTTTGATCGGTGGTATTCCTCTGACTGATATTTCCTGTATTCCATTATCACTGGTTTTTATAATATAAGTTCTTGCACCTGTTAGTGCTTTTAATACTTCTGTACCAAAAGAAGAAACATAACCATCTGGTGTTTTAAGTAGTAAGGGTATTCTTCTGACTAGATTATCAACATCGGTGGGTGCAGCAGATATACCTTCTTGTATATAGTTAGTTCTAAGGTTGTGAGTATTCTGTACTACACCCTTTGCAAGCATACCACCAACATCAGGTCCTTTGATGACTGTACCAACTGTTTTTGGGTATATTTCATTTGGGTATTCAAATGAAGCCAAAATCGATGTACCATGTCTTAAGGACTCCGCAAAAAATTCATCACCACCAAATCTATCTGGATGCGGAAAACTAACAACCCAACCTACACCTAATGCACCAGCATCTATAATCTGTTTATGTATTTCACCTAGTCTTTGCCTTGGTATAGGCCAACCGCCTTCTGTATCTATATCTTCTTCGGTTATGTTAAGAATAGTAAAGTAGCCAGAAGGATCTTGTGTAGGTACAAGATAGTCAAATACTTTTAGTTTTAATGTTTCTGTTGGCGTTGACTGATATAAGACAGGCAACACTAGTATTATAAGTATGGTGAATAGTAGTCGCTTCATTAATTACTTTGAGTGATTTTGATAGTGCTGCCAGTACCACCATTTATTTTAATAACATTGGATGCACCATCTTGTATAAAGATAACAGTATAACTACCAGCAGAGTCTATATCTACTCTAGCTGTATCACTAACGCTACGCATAAGTGTTAATACTTCTCCTGTTATAAAAGATGTTATTTGGGTGCCTAAGTCTTGACCTAGTTTAGTACCAACAATATTAGTAGATGTAGCATCTTGTGCTAGCTGATCTTCTTGTTGTATTTCTTGTAGTGCGTCTATGACATCTAGTAAATCTTCTAAGAAGTTTACATCAAGATAGTTTATATCTAGCTCTGTAAACTCTAGCTCTTTCTCTGAGTCTAGGAAATCTTCTTCTAAAAAGTCCTCATCTAAACCATCAAAGTCTAATATGTTTTTCTTTTTAGTTTGTGTTGTTTCTTCTGCAACTACCTCTTCTTTAGGCGGATTAACAATAAGCATGTTGTCTATAAGGTCTAGTGTTAGGTCTAAGATGACAGGTGAGCTGGGTGATTTCTCAAAGACATCTACCGTTGTAGCTTCGTAGGGTTTATTTAGTGTAACTGTACCCATGGCTGTAGTTACTAATATCTCACCACTAGAATTACCAAATTCATCTGGTAAAAGTATTAGCAAAGACCTGCCTATTTCATCTACGGTAACTGTAAAATCAGTACCACGAATTGCTATGTTTGCTGTTGGTGTCTTAAGATCTATATTGTTTTTATCTATCTTGTTTAGACCGCCAGTAATAAATCTAGCCGTACCAAGACCAAAGGTAATGGCCATTTTAGATTTGCTGGGGTTGGGGTCAAAGATGTATTCATCTATGGTGAGCTGTGAGTTTTCTGTAAGTCTTACTTTGGAGTCGTCTAGGAACGTAATAGCCATACGACCATTAGTCGTAACTGCTTCATCATTTTGTTGTATATCAAAAGACTCTGTTGCCTTATAAGGCTTGTCTCTTAGTATTTGTGCTGAACCGTTTAGTTCAGATATGTTTCCTATATCAACAGCTTGTGCTTGTTCCGCCATCGTTCTGAACGACACAAATAGTACCGTTAGAACCAGTAGAGTTAATCTGTAGCCAATCAGAAGCAAGAGTTGACGACTGTATGATATTGAATGTTCTGCTGTTTCCTGTTTGGTCAAGATAGAAATATCCACCTGCATATCCGCTTCCTGTAAAGTTTACTGTATTGCTATCACCGTCTACATCCACATAGCTAGTAGCACCATCATAGTTTATATCAAAATCAAACGTGTTTCCGTCTCCGTTAATTATCCAATCTAAATCAAGACCAGAAGCTAATGCTGTTGTACCTGTGTCTAGTGTAAATGTATTAGAACTACCAGTTACATCTACATTGTAGTCTGAGTTATCAATACCATAAGTATTTGTAGGATCAGCTTGTATAGTAAAGGTATTACTATCTCCATCAAACTCAAACAATCCTGTTACGCTATCTCCGTATATATCACCTAAAAATTTATTAGTATTACCTATTTGGTTTATATCTAAGGTTAGATTAATGCCATCAAGATCAAATGCTGTTAGCGTTCCAGCAACAGAGTTTAAACCACCAATAATGTTAGATGATCCTAACTGTTCTAAGTCTATGTTTGCTGTGTTACCGCTTTGGTCAACATATATTTCATTGTCAGCTGCATACGCAGATAAACCAGCAAGGGTTAATCCCAATATGCTGTAGTAACTTATTATTCCTAAATCATTCTTGCTCATCAATATTCCAATATCCTCTGGTTGTTCCTTCTTTAATTGTTTCTAAAACAGCGGTTTCTATTGCTGTTTGTAGTGCTATATTGATTGACTCGTTCCTGACTAAACCGTTTTCTATTTCCACTAGTTCGGTATTGTCAGTAATAAAACGAAATATATCTTGATCGATAGATGCACTTAATATCGTTTTAGTTACTAATACTTCTAGTAACACCCTACCTGTACTTACAGATACAGTTCGTAAAGATATGGTTACGGTGTCTTGCTTGTATTGCCTAGACATTCCAATGCCTAAATACCTAGCGCCTGCACCCCCAGACTTTACATTACTTTCGTATGATATCACGCCACCTTGCATTATCAAACCAGCAAACAATAAATCTGGTAACTTCTGCTTTTCTTTGTTTTGTTGCCTGGCGCTCCTAATGATTTGTCGCTCTTTGGTTACATTGTCTAAACCAACACGCTCAACCACATCAAAGAAGCCATTATTACTACTGCCTGCGTGTTTTAAGGCTCTAATCAGGTAGGCATCTGGTGCCTGCGTTACCGCAGATGAAAAGGTTGCATAAGCACTATTGCTTCTTCTTTGTCCTGTTTGGTCTGTAAAAGAACCTTGATATATAGCTACGACTGGCTTTACTTTGTTGTTTGATTTTATGTTTGCAAGTTCAGGTACAAGCAACGAGCCTATCGTTGGCTTTTCTATTTTTTGAATTGGAGGTAGATTATTTTCTAACGGATCTATTATTAACGCGCAACTAGAAAGTAAAGCTACCGATAGGAAGAGATATAGTTGTCGTATTACCATCTGAGTCAGTTATGTTTAAAGTTATAATTCCGTCTACAACATTATACTCTATAGTATTTCCTTCTAAACTTAAAACACCACTATCACTTGGAGTTTCACCAAATAAATTTTCTACAAGCTGTCTTGATAGTTGTGCATAGATTCTTGACTCTAGGTTTCTTATAAATCTTGCAAGAGTAGTGTTTTCTTTATCTCTTTCTATCTCTTCTTGTAATGCTTTTATTTCTGCTTTAAGCGCTTGCTTCCGATTGAACTGTTGGTTCTCTATGGTTAGATAATGTGCAGATGTGCCTACACCAGAGAATGATGGCGACTTAAACTTATGTACCATCTCGTCTGCATTTAAGCTTTGACCAATAACCATTAAAAACATTATTGCACCCATAAAACAACACCATATAGCTATTCTAGTTTTAGCAGCTTCTTCTTGTTCTATTTCTCTTCTTGTAAGTTTTCTTTTATACACACTTGCCATTAGTCCTTCCTTTTATCTTTTCTTCCTGCTTTGGCAATCTTGTTAGTGTCAATTAACTGAGGTACGCCTAGCATTGTTTTAATCATAGTATCTTGTCTAATGATTTCATTATCCAAAGATCTAACTCTATCTATTAATGCTACTAGAATACCGTGTTGTGTGTCTAGTTTTGTGCCAAGGCGATCTTCCATGGCATTTATGGATGTGTTGACTTTATCATCTACGGTATCAAGTTTAGTCTCCATACCATCAATAATTCTGTTGATAAGCTTCCAAACAAAAGCACCAAGGCCTAGCGCTGCGGCAATAGGAAATCCTAGTTCGGTTATAAGAACTACGACATCATTCATGGTTTACTTTTTCTTTTTAGTTGTTTTTTTCTTTTTAGGAAATCCAGCTTTCATAGCTTTGTAAGCCTTTGCTGAAATAGTAGATTTTTTTTTGCTTCTGCTTGTTCCAGCTTTTTTTCTTTTATTTATGTTTTCATATAATGACATAGTTATCTCCTTATTTTCTTCTTGATTTAGCTCCAGAACATTTCCATCTTTTTCTTGATAGGTTGTTTGGAGTATTGGGATCGTTTTGTTTTTTCTTAGATAATCTTTTCTTTATACCAAGACTTCTAGCGCAATATGAATCACCTTTAGATGTTCCTGGCTTAACTCTAGGGCCACCACCTTTGGCTTTACCTGCTTGACCGTAACTAACCTTTTTACCAGATTTAGTTATCTTTACTTTTGCTTTGCCTCTTCTTGGTGTTGCCATTATTTCTTCTTCCTTGGTCTACCTCTTTTTTTAACAACTGGTGCTGGTGTCATAAGATTGTCAAACCAGTTTAAAAATTTATGTATGGTTGCTTTTAACCATACCCATGCTTTAGTAATATATTTCATTAGTGTATTGTCCTCTCTTCATAATATATGATTTCAGAATCTTTACTTACTTCACCACCTGACATGACCGACATAATTTGCAGGGCATGATTTTTATTTTTTGCTCTTATTTCTTTACCTACATAAACCATGTCATCAACCATTACTTCAATATCAAATATTTTGTTGTGGGCCATTGTTTGTAAATAATCCTTGAGCTTGAGCTTTTGCATTTTGTCTTATTCCTTCTCTATCTCGTTCCATAACTGCATTAATTTCTGCAATGTTTATTTGTGCGCCGTACTTAGCTTGTAGCTCCATAGCTTTTACTCTTAGTTGTGCTTCTTCTATATCTCTTTGTCTGTCATCGTCCATGATGATTTTCATTCTATCTGTTTCAGCATCAATCATAGCTTTCTGTGCGCTTACTTGTGCCTTCATTGCTTCAGCCTGTGCAAGCATTTCTGCTGCATCTGGTTTAGGTGGCTCTTGCGGTTGCGGAGGCATGGGCGGAACTTCTGTATTTACAAAGGATTGTGCATCTTGGAAGCCTGCTAGCTCGATCATTCTTGTTAGGGTGTTAGCATATTGTTGCATTGACACTAGAGGATTCTGTGGCCCTAGTAATTGCAATATTTGTTCTTGCTTTCCTGCGACTTGTGTAAGAACTCCAAACTTTTCTTCGTCTGAGGACTTAGATATAGCTACATTGACTACCATATCCTTGTCTGAGTCCCAATATCTTGGGTCTACAGGTATAAATTTACCGTTTAATCTAAAGACATCTTGTGCGTTTTGGTGCTTGATTACCAAGTTATTTACTGTTTTAAACATAGCTTTTAAGCCACCTTCAGCAAAATGTCTGCATATAAGTTCTACTCTACCTTGCGCACCACTCATAGTAGCAGTTACAGCTGCGGAAGTTGTAGATTGTAATGCTTCTGCGTTAAGTCCTGCACTTGCTTTAGATACACCAGTTCTGTTTTCTTTGGATTCGTCTAAATATCCTAGAACTGGGAAAGCTTCTTTACCAACAAAAGGTACAGCAAATGGTTGTACCATTCCTGGCGCTCTCATTCTAATTGGCTGACCAATATCTGTATTAAGTACATCGTCTATATTTACTTGACCTTCAACCACTCCCATTCTTGGGAAAATAGAGTGACCTAGTGAATCTAAGGTATCACGCATAATTTGTGATTTAGCTGCTTGGATTGGTTTTAAGTAATCAGCAGGACAAGATCCTATTGCTGTGTGTGGCTCTGGGTCAGGACAGAACATACATATTGGTAGTTCATCCCAAGGTTCTACATTGAGAACTTCTAAACCGTTACCTGCTGTGCAGACTCTGATTCGCTCATCAATACCATCACCATCAAAATCATAGTATAGGTAATGCTCAACGTATAAAACATCTTTACCACCAGCATCGTTTCTATCTGGGTATACCATGTTGTCAAATGGGTTTCTTGCTTCTTGTTCTTCGTAGCTTTCTGGGTCAAGTGCGCTACCGCCATAACCTGCATACTGCTCTATCTCTTCTTGGTCGTAACCCATAGCTACTAGGTCGGACACAGATTTAATCATGCGGTGTGCAACGTAAGAAGCTGTGTCTATATCGCGTGCGTGTCTTGAAATTAATATTTCTTCTGGTGGTACAGACTCAATACATACTTGGTCTTTTGGTTTTAATCTTCTAATGGTTAGATCATAACTTGCTGGTATTTCTTGCGTTACCTCTTCACCGCTTATTGGGTCCATGGTTATGATTGTTTCGTTGGTAACTGATTCTTCTATTACCTCTACGTTTTTATCTAAGATTAATGCTTGGTAGGATTGTGGGTCTATGTTGCTATATTCGTGTGTTGTTGCGTTTACGCTGTCATCCCAAAAAACTTTTACAAAACCAGTCTTTCTTACTAGAGCATCTTTAAAAACGTCATACAAAACTTGGAAGCCTGGATTCTTTTCTCTAATCAGATAGTTAATATAATCTGTTTGTTGTTCTGCTAACTGGATATCTTCTGGTCCTTTAGGTACAAACTCTACAATCTTCTTAGTACCAAAGAAAGTACGCATGATAGATGGCAACATAAACAAAACACTTTCTCTAACATCTGTAGATACAAACTCTGATTGCAAGGAGCTAGTTCCTTCTGGCTCTGTACCAAGGTAGTATTCTGTAGACTCAGCTCTTTCTGCGCCGACTTGATGTATAAAGTCTTTAGCATCATCCATCTCGGATTTAATCACGCCTACTAGGTCTATCATCTCAGTTTCTTCTTGTACTTTAGCGATGATTTCTTCTTCGTTATATTTCTTTGCCATAAATTATCCTACTCTGATTATTCTTGATTTAAGCGGTTGTCTGAAATTATAACCTAAAAAGCTCGTGCTTCCACCAAAACTTGCAGCACTTGATGCCATCGTCAGCGCGAGCGCATCCGCCTTGTCAGGAGACTTGATTCCACGCTTGCGCATTTCGTCTTTACTCTCTATCTTAATCTTACCAGTCGAAGTGTATTTATACAGAGGCGCTGCTAGTTCTGCAACTAACTCATCGTCCTGCGGAAGCCTGCAATCTCTTTGCACCAACCAGTCTTTAATCGCAAACCATAATTCAGCGCGTAGGTTTAAATAATTTTTCTTGCTTGATGGTGCTTCGGCGACATTGATTCCGCGCACAGGTAAGTTCTGCTCCGCGAGTCTATCCACCACGCCTGCGCCCAATCCGATTACATCTACCAATATTTCCTGTGGTTTCTCTATCGCAGTAGATTCGTCATACATATTCTTAATCACACCACATAATTGCATAAGATCCATAGACTTAAAGGACTTAATACTCATCACATGGTTTCCTTGCCTCACACATAGCGCAGAGTTATCTCCGCCAAACCTAGCGACATCCAATCCCCATATAATAGGTGCATTAGCTGTAAGAGATACATCCCTATCGACTGCTGCTTTGACTAAAGACATAGGTATGACAGTATCGTCATCCGCGGATGGAAACTCGCCCATCACCTCCACGCGCGCGACTGTGGAATCTTCGCCATACTGCTCAATCATCGTTTGAAAGAGCTTTTGGTCTGTGCCTTCGACCGTGCGCGAGTCTATCTGCTCGTTCTTCCAGAATGATTGCTTGGAGTTAAAGCTGTCGTAGAATGGCCCAGTGTTTCGGCGTGGGTTGGAGAAAGTAAACCAATAGCGGTCGCGCGTGGGTTCGGAGAAGAACCCCTCGCTGACCGAATAAATAGGAGAAGGAATACCTGATGCTTCATCCATAATCAAGCATACGCCGTATGATGAGTGGATGCCTGCAAACGCATCTGGGTTTTCCTCGCTCCATAACTGTGCCTGCGCGTAATAATAACCAGTATCAATCTTGAGGTCGTTTATTAGAGCATCTTCAAACCATTGTGCTGGTTTAATCGTGGTAGCTGTCTTGGTAAACCAATGAGAATTAATAGATAGTGTGAGCCACTTACCTAACTCCGCCCATGTTCTTGATCTAAGCTGTTGCTCGGTGTTAGCGGTTACGATTATGGTAGAACCAAGTCTAGTAGATAACATCCATATTATGATCCATGCGACAAGTGCGGACTTACCAATACCACGACCTGATGCTACGGCTAGTCTAAACATCTCTGGTAAATCTAATACATTGTTTCGCTCAATGTGTATTGCCATTTCTCGTAAAATTTTTTCCTGCCACTTTCTTGGTCCTTTGAAATCTTCAAGGGGGGTGTCTTTCTGTCCCCATGGGAATACATACTTAACAAAGTTTACTGGGTTGTCTTTGATTGGTCCTGACCATAGTTCGGTCATGAGTTCTTTTTCTAGTTTTACGCCGTATTTCATATTAAAAAAAAATTAAAAAATTTTAGTTGAGTAGTTATACATATATCACCACCGCCACGCAACGAAAGGGGGGGTCAAATGCGATATCTTGAGAGAGTAATTGCATTAGTTAAAAAGGGAGTGTAAAAACTACTGCTCGCATCCGCCCCACCCTATATTTATTCATTAACGCCCTCGCCCTCGCTCGCTTGTGCATTTTTGCTCAGCGCTTGCGCTCGCTTGGGCAGGCGTGTTGGCGCGTGATCGATTATGCGCGCGCGTGCGTCAGTGAGAACATTTTTAAGATCTAGGTTGTAATTAATTTCCTGGCGATCCGCCCAGTTGTCTGGGTCGCGATTCTTTAGGAAAAATATCGCGCTTGTTTCTTTGCCATCCATTGCATTTTGAAATACTTTGTTTGCTACCAGTTGAACTGCTTTGTACTTTCCCTTTTTTATAGCTAGTGCAAATTGCTCGTTACGTTTCTTTTCTCTAGTTATTGTTGATATGTTTACATTAAGCAAAGTGGCGATTTGTGTTTCATTTAAGCCATCGCCAGACCATTGAGCTATTTGTTTGTACTCATCTTCAGTTAGTTGGGCGAGCTTTCTTTTTCTGCCTGGTTTTCCCTTTTCCATGCTTTATTTTAGGGTATTTTGCACATTTTAGCTAAATAATTGCAATTAATTACATATTTATTGAGTAAAACTATTGTTTTTTATAAATCTATCTTTATAATGGGTATTACAAAGCAATTAAGCTTTGATACTTTGGAGAAGTAAACATGACAAAATATATATCAACAACAAAAGAATGGCGAGATACTGTTAATGGTAACAGCTACTTTAGTACCAGAATAGAAGATGTACAGAATGACAAAATGTATATCTTACCTTTTCAATATGGATACGGTACTCAATCAGAACATGAAGTGAAAAAAGTTATTAAATGCTTTAATAAAAATGTTTCATGGAATGATATAGAATTTATTAAGCATGACAAATGTTCTAAAAGATCAGTTACACAACACGGCCAAGGAATAGAGGAAAATTATATCTCTAATCCTGGTTATTACTATCAAGATTAATCAAGGGGGAAATATGTATATACCAATAAAAACACATAAAACACTTAACAGCAAAAGTTATATTATGAACGCTGGACTAGTTAAGGGTAGAAACCATCTAATTAGAAACGGCTGGGAATACTGCGCTAATGGAACATCATTAACCAACGGATGGAATACAGGATCTTATAATCGTTTTATGAAATGCTGGACTTTTGACAATGACATTCTTAATCAAAGGGATGTAAATTTAACAGAACATAACTCCACTATGGAACATTTAGGATGGAAATAATGACTATTAAAAACAAATCACACAAAAGCATCATAGGACAACTTCGCAAGAAGTACGGCCTAAAAGATAACACGCCAATACACAAAGTAGAGCAAATAATGACACCAGAGGACTGGCAAGCGTTTAGCATGGCGCTTACCTTTCCTAATGGTAAACCATCACAAAGGGGGAAATGATGAGTATTAAAATAGATAAACGCAGTAAATACTCTACATACATAGAAACTGGCAACTTAACCATATATATAGAACATTCTCCAGGATGTGCTGAAGATTACGTTCATGTATGGCAAAAAGATCCTTATGAAAAATCTATATTTTTAACTAACTTTGATTTTAATAATAATAAAAGAATGATAGAGGTGGAAAATGAAATATCAATATGATTATAAAGTAAAACTTAACTGGCATGACTCGTCTACTGTAGAGGGAAGCGACAAAGATGACGCTTATAAAAGAGCGTACGGACTCATTAAATACGCAATTAAACATGATATTTTAGATGTCAAAGATTTGCTTGATGTAGAGATAACCAGGTTTATACCATCAGAAAGATATCTAAATTGTAAGAATTGCAATATAGAAATAATACAACCAACAGGCAAAGGGCGAGAGAAAAAATATTGTTCAGATGCTTGTAAACAATCAGCATATAGAAAAAGGAGCAAAAATGATAATGCAACAATATAAGATCAGTTATCCACGAGCCGAGTTTTGCTATGCCAGGCATCTTAGAGACAACCTAAAACATGAGGGCGAAATAATATATCCGCATGAGCCATCTTCTAGGCTCTTAGAGGACGGCTCTTGGCTTTTATTAACAATAACAGGGGAAAGGCTAGGCACAGTCTCCCCCAATGGCACAGTGAGGCTTACATGAAGCGAGAGGACATACCAAAACATTTACGACATCTAACCAAAGAACAATTAAAAGCATTGTTCTATTTATTTAGGAATCCAGTATGACAGGTAAAGGATCAGGAAGGCGCATAGAAGATATAAACAAGATACGCAATAATTGGGATAGTATTTTTAAGAAGCGCGACAAGAAACAAATAACCAAGGTAACAATAGAATTTGAAATGCCAGGACATCCCTCAATAGATGAAATGAGGAATTATGTTGAAAAATTACACAAAGAAGATAAACTAGTATTTTTAACCACAACTACCAATGCTTGAACTAATTATTAACATATTCGCAGGAGTAACAATAACATTCGCTGTAATGTTATTTCTAACCGCGCTCGCGATAGTAATAATTGACCGCAAGCAATAAGTTTGAACGCGTGAGAGATATCTTCTCCAAAAGATAACCCCCCCTAAAAGCTCTCGCGCGTTCCTCTACCATCAAAAATAACAATCATAGAATCGTGCATACCTGGTTTATTGGTAACACGCTCGCCAAACGTATTAACCCCAATAAACTTAACCCTACCACGCAAGAAACGGATCTCAGTTGCGTTAGGTTGTATAACATCATGAAACAATATAGTACTTGTACTAACAGGCAAAAGACAAACACATAACTTACCATCATTCGCCACATCAACCGCGCGCTGAACAAAAGCATCTTTTAACTTTCTACTGTAAGGCGGATTAACAAAGTTTCTCTCCCCCCACGCGATAAGCAAACCATCTTTATCTGGTGTTATCTCATCAAAGCATATTGGACACGGATCAAAATCAAAACCAAACTCCGCATCCAACTCATCATATAACTCTTTGGGTGTCTCCCAATTATCACTATGTTTTAAATTCCTATTCTTCACCCCACGCACCTCCTCGCGCTATTCACGAACTAAGTCCGCTAAACCAACCAATAAAAAATGTTTCTTACCTCCGCTCTGGGACTTCCTCAACCGCTTCGGCTCTCCCTCCAGAACAATCCATATCAACCCTGCCTCGCTCAACTCCGCTAGCGCTCGCCCAACGCTTTTCCTATTCACAGCTGTCATCTTAGCGTAATAGCTAATCGCATCATGCGAGGACCAGGTTTCATACCTCCAGCGCTCGCACAAAGACCAACCAACAAAGCGAGCTGTCATTGATAGCGCTTCATTCCCTGCGACTTCGCTACGATACCAATGCCAAACGATCTGGCGCACGCGAGAGAAGTCTGATTCTTTCCGCGCAAGCGCGATAGGTATGAGCGCTGTTTTCTCCTCCGCCTCCGCGTGCGCGGTAATCCACCAATAGGCTTTATCTATTTGTCCAAATCTTCTCATAACTCTCCCTCTCTTTCGGTAGAGTCAATCCCCCTAAAGGGGATTGCTCTACTATGTATATGTATATACATGGATATATGTCCCTCTAATGGTCGAGTGTTGACCCTCTGAGTGTATAGTTTGTCCCTTAGCTTCCCTAGTATGTCCCGCAAGTTCCCAACGATTAATTTAAAATTGGTCATAAAGTGCCATGGGATTTTGTAATTCTTCTAATGGTTCAAGTACGCCATTCTTCCTAAATAATGTTTTGGTACTGTAATCAACATTGCCAGAATTAGATTTAACAAGAGCGGCTTTAACTACGCTCATTCTTTCATACGCCACTCGCTGTTCTTCACAAATACGCTCACAATCCTCCACGCTCGCAAGCCACATAGCAATCGCCCACCGCACGCTGTCGGTAATACTACTTGCACCACGAATCTCTGCTCTATGGCTCATAGCATCATCGCTATCATTTGCTAAAGCACCTTTATTAAGATGATGAATAGTAAGGGTAGAACAACCAAGTCTGGCGCTTATGTTTGCACAATAAGAACCCCATAATTGGCCTGCTTCATTACTGCTTGATACATTGCCTGTTGTAAATGCTTGGAGAGGATCAAAACAAACCAACTTTAAATTTGGTATGGCTTGCAACTCCTCTACTAACTCCTGCGCTATAGGTGTTATGCCTTCTTCTCTTAACAGTATCATTGGTTCTTTTTGTTCTGGGACAGGAAATACATAGACTTCATAGGAGGAGTTAAATCTCTTGCCGTTAGGGTCCAGCAAGTCTAATCGCCTATGTATTTCCATTAAATCATCTTCCGCACAAAATATAACTGTGTTGCCACGCTCTTTCACATCCTTCCCCCACCACCTGCCACCGCACGCCACCGCTAACGCCAACTGTATGACACTTAGGGACTTACCTACGCCACCAACTGCGGCAAGGATTCCAGGCTTACCAATAGGTATCAATCCGTCTACTAAAAACTTCTGTGCTTCTGGTTTACCAACAAGATTACGAATCGCATATTTTTGTATGCCTAACTTATGTTCTATTAGTTCAGCTCTAACTTTATCTAAACCATGTTTTAAATACAGGTCGTTATAATCTCCAACTTCACTAGGCAATCGCACCGCACTATTAACCACAGCACTCGCGCACTCTTGCGCCTTCTTCTCTCCCACTCCACTCTCATCATTATCAAGCGCAAGAATAAATCTAGCACCTGTCAGCTTGCGTAAATTAGAGGCTGCATCCAACAAGAAGTTGGCACTAAAAACGCAAGCTACAGGAATTTGGGTAGCTTCATATACTGAAGCGGCAGTTGAGTAGCCTTCAACTAAAATTAATTTTTCTGTATTGTTTAGATCTTGTAAGGTCGTACCGATTAAAAATACATTACCTTTGATTTCTGAGGCGGAAGCAAATCTTTTCTCCCCTTTTTTGTCTATGTACTGTAGAGAGCGAATCTGTCCTGTGGTATTATATACAGGAACAATTAATCTACCGTTTAATTGCTTCAACCCATAACTTTTAACTTTTTTATTCGTGAGATATTCATGGTCAATGGCTTCGTGGCAAATCTTAAACTTTTCTTGCATTTCAACTGCAACTTCATCTTGTCTTTGCTTCCTTTCGGCACGCGACTTAGCACTAGCCTCTTCCATTTGTTTTTGTAGTTCTTGTCTATCTACAATACTAAGTTGGTTAGTATCTATGCTTGACCACTTGCCCTCAAAACCAGTTTTCCAGTTACCATAAGTGCAGAACATGTGTCCGCCAACCTGGTTGACAGCATAATACCCAGACTTCTGACCGCCTGTATCTGGTTTACCGCCTATTGCTTTTACTGGTACTCGTATTATCTCACCAGTAATTTCTAAGAAGTCTACAAGCAAACCCTGTGCTTGCATCTCGTTTATTAAATCATGTGTACTCTTACCTGTGCTAAAACCAAGGTCGTTATAGAGTATGTCCTTTTTCAGGTACTTTGTTAAATCCATTTGCAGCTCTCTCGTCATCTAACTGCGCTTGCACATTCGCCCAGTTTAGATATTCCCTAACAATAGTTGTAAAGATCCTTTTCCTGTTATCTCTATCCCATTTGTGCAATGGTTTTTGATCTTCCTTTCCTGCTAGTTCTAAATAAATATCTTTGGTTTGTGCTATGGAATATTCTATTCCTGTATCATTCAGTTGTGCTTTGTTGGGTAGTCTTTCTCCCTCCCCAATCTTTTTTAAATGAGCCATACAGCACGCTCCAAGCCAGTGTTCTCCATCCTTTCTTAAAAAAGGCCCAGCTGGTGCTTTACAATAAGCACACAGCGTGGGTCTGTTCTTACCATCAAAATTAAAATGGTGCGTCATCCTCGCTCGCCACTGTAGTACCCATTGCATCTAAGTCTGCTTCACTAGGACCAGCTTTTATATTGTCGTTCTCCACAGGTTTCGGCTTTTGATTAGTAGCCTGCCAAGTCTTACCCCAATCTTCATTAATCTTTAAATAACCATTGTCATCTTTGACTAACTCAGCTGATACACTTTTACCCATGAAGGCAGTAGATGTATCTTTTGGTGGTTCTTTTAAACCCATCGCTTGCGCCATGAGTAGCATTGACTTAACACCGCTATCTACATACTTGGGATTATCGTGGCCAACAGTAAAGGTATGATTCAATCTGATGCTACTACCATCAATCTCGAAATACATCTTGCACCCACGCCATCCGTTTCTACCTTCTACCAACGCTTCTTCTTCGCCTTGCCAATGCAGAACATGTCTACCTGGCTCAACTGCCGACTTGCCTTCGTTAGAGGCATCTACATTAAAATTTGTTAAATCCATTTTTTACTCCTTTTTAAATCCAACATTTATATTCTGAACACTCATCCTCTTTTGATCCACAATGACGACAATATCCGTCCTCATCGTATTGTGGCTCATCATCGCAAAAGTGTTCGTTAAGTTCTTTAGTATCAATCACTTTAACATTTGCTCCCTAATGGCTTGCCATTCAAAAGGCATTTCATTATCAAGACCAAATCTATTCTTAGCTTGGAAGCCAGGTGTCTCTTGTGTAAAGATAGTTCTGTCTCCTTGCTTTAGCTTAGTAGTCATACCACCGCCTTTACCTTTTACTTGGATAGTACCTATCTTGTAATTAGCAAAGAATACCGCGTCACTGTGTTCAATAACCAAGTCAGCTGCTTTTCTATGCAACTTAATTTGGTGTCTGTCATGTGGTTCGCTTGATGGATCTTCATATCTTCTTACTTCATTATGTGCAATCTGTAAAACAGTAAAGCCTTTATCTCGCAACTGATTGAGTAAAGCAAGATACTCTTTCCATATTTCTAAACAAGCGGCATAGCCTTTTCCGTATGCTGGTGAACTGATATCTGGCCAACCATTCTTTTCACAAACATAGTCTTGCATTAAAGTTTCTAACCAATCCAAGCTATCCACTATGACAGTTTTAAATTCGCTATCTTCTTCTATTAAAGATTTTAAGTTTCCTTCTAATTCTGTATAAGTTTTAGCTACAGGAAAATGAGGACACTCAATCTTACCAATGCCATCTTCTGCTTGTACTATGATTGGTTTGTTCATAGTTGCACCAAAAGATGTTTTACCGATTCCACCAGGACCATACAATACTAAGATTGGTGGTTTTAGTTTTGCCTTTTGCCTAATATTAGCTAACGACATTATTGCACCTCAATCTTTTTTTCTTCTGCTGGCTCTAATATGTTTTTCATACGAGCTTCATAAGAACCAAGTAAAGTATTTAAGTCGTCAATATCATTGTTGGCTTTGACAATAAACTCGTCTCTCACTTGTTTTTTCTCCTGCCATCTAGCCATCAACTCTTTTGCATTGTCTGGCATTTCATTTATCTTATGTTCTTTGCCATCATCCGCAAACTTAATCGTTGGTTCTTCAACGCTTTCAGTTTTATTTTCTTCTACCATTTTAGTCTCCCATTTGGTTTTGTTTATAGGTATCACACGCATCTTTAGCATTACACCAACGGCATCCGTCTTTGCTATAGTTGTATGTGGGTATTTCCTCAAAGCAAGCTTCAGCAGCTGGCTTTAAAGTTTCATAGGCCCATTCAACTAAGTTAATAGCTGATATGGAATATGATCTAATAGGACCATCTTTGTGCCAACCTCTTGGTTGTACTATGGTCATTTGAACTGTGCAGTCATCTCCGTATCTTGATAATGCACCTAGTGCATAGATACGCATTTGTGGGTTGTCTGCCTCTACTGCCCACTTACCAGATTTAAGATCTATTATCTCTATCATGTCTTTACCAATAAGAATGGCATCTGCTGTTCCCCATAGGTCTGCATGTATTTCTGGCATGTTAACTCTTTCTTCAATCAATGGTCTTGCTACATCCAAGTCCATCATTCTTTGGTCTATGTAATCTACATAAGTGTTAGCACAATCAATCATCTCTTGGTCTACTGTGATATCAAAGTCCTCTACATGGTGTGTTGTGTCTAAGTAGTATTCTTCTAAGGTAAGGTTGTTTAGTCTACCTTTCAGCAATGTCTCAACCATTTCGTGAATTAATGTACCTGTCGCTGCTGGTATGCCTACTTTATATTCAACCTGCATACTCGCCAAGAGTTGTGGCATGCCAGGGCAAGCCATCCAAATCTTTGCTGCTGAAGGTGAGAGTTTAGCGTGCGCCATGGACAGAAATATAAGAGTCGTTTTCCATTCTTTTCACATCATCAAGATCGTATTTAATCTTACCGCCAATCTTAAAATAGCTTGGACCTTGTCCTCTGTACCTTCTATTATCGATTGTTTTCTTGCTGACTCCCCATCTCTCTGCTAGTTCGTCAACTTCTATGGTATTTGATATGTCAAAATTCTTTTCTAATATTTCCATAAATTTCCCTTTTATTAATATTTTTGTTTATAATAAACCAATATTACTAATTATCAAGTAATATTTAATAAAATTTGGGAGAAATTAATGATGAATAAAACAGTATACGCACATACTAACATAGGAAACGAAAAGGATTGGGATCAAGAGATAGATAAGCTTGCAACCAATAACCAAGTAGCTGGAACGCACTATAAGCAGTCCAAGATACAGCCTATTGATTATATATACGCTAACAACCTGTCTTATAACCTAGGTAGTTGTTTAAAATATATAACCAGAAGTAAAGGAGAGAAACAGGATAGGGTGACTGACTTGTTAAAAGCCAAACACTTTATAGATCTTGAATTACAGATGGTTTACGGAACAGATGCTAAAGGTAATAATATAGGAGATTATTCAGTAGAAGTTTCTCTATAACCATGAGGTAGCTATGAATTTATATGAGTTTGATGATCGTATCTTAAACGAAAGGAACGGAAGAAAGCCTATATATGTAAACAAACATCTTGCTAAAAAGTTTAAGGATTTTTGTGAGAGCGAACAGAAAGAACCACACAAGGTGGTTGAGTATCTAATATCTTTGGGTATGAACTCTGTAAAGCATTACGAAGAACCTAAAGTGTCTGTTGACATCGAAGCTCTTTAAATAGGTTTTTGGTATTCTCTAGCGTGTCCCACGCTTGAACATCCTCGTCTTTAAAACTTATCTGCTTTAAACCATTTGGAAACATAAACTTAACTGTTTGATGTTTTAAAGCAACCAAAGCATAAACATCTATAGCATTTTCTGAATAGAATCTTTCTTTGGTATAAGCACCACGCCTAAAGTCATATATCCATGACACTCTACAGTTTTGTATTTTAGATTGTGTTTTAACCTGGCACTTATATAGAGTATGGTCAACATCAAAGATGATGTCTGCCTCCGCGCTGTGTGGAACTATCATTACAGTGTCTGCGTGTAAAGAAAGTAGCGAGGCTACTAGGTATTCTCCAGATCGGCCAACTCTTTCAGATTGGCGTGGCATGAGTTTATTCTAGTAAAGGCTGTGGTTGAGAAAGAGATTGTAAATATTCCTGTCTTTGCAATCTTTCAGTTGTTGGGGAAACGCTGTTTATAATATTTAAGGTATATTGTATTGCTTGTTTTGATTGTGGATTTGTTTTACCCAGCATAACTAAAGTAGCTACAGCGTCATCGTTTGCCATGATTTTTCCTAACTCACCCATTGCACGCGCAGATTTAAATTCTCCATACTTTGTTGCCAACCTAACCAATGGATTAAAAGTTTTCATCATGGCCAAATCTTTAGCGAGTGTCCTTGCCGCAATACCCTGGACATCAAATCCAGGTTTATTAATATTAGAAATTCTACCAGTTCTATCTAAAATATTAATCATATTTTCAAAACCAACTTTAAAATCTTTTCTATTTACTCCGTGCGCATCTGCAACATTATCTATAACAGTTAAAAAATTATTTCTTTGTTTGCCAGTTTTTGCAATTGATTCTATTAATTTGAAGCCTTGACTTAAATCCTCGCCTTGTTTAACAATTGGAAAAGCGTTATTAATTGCATTTCTAAAATATAAATTTGCAATTTGTTTTGTTGCTTCTGGATTAACAGCATTTAATGTTTTTAATGTATTGTTTATATCTACACTGTCTGCTTTTGCAGAATTAAAAATAAATTTTTCTATTGTATTTAAATCTATACCTTCTTTTGCTAATGTACCAGTATTATCTTTTATAATATTAACTACATTTTTTGTTAAATCTTCGTAAACTTGATTGGCTTTTCTATAATTTGTATTTGTATTTAGTTGGCTTTTTAATACATCTAAAGCACCAGATCCGTCTGAGTTAAATAATTTTGCACCTAAATCTTTTTGCACAAATCTTCTTGGGTCCGCAACATTTTTTCTAGAGTCCTGTACGGCATCTCTGTAAGTTTTAAAGGTTGAGTCTAACTTATTTATATTAGTTACAGGAACTGTATATTTGACACCATCATCTATGCCTTCTTTAACAATTAGTTCTTTTCTTATTTGTTTTAATTTTCTTTGATTCAAACTATTAGGTGAAGAATCTGCAATTAAATTATCAATGTTTTTTATAATATTTAAAACCTGTCCTGGTGCTATTGTTTCAACATTTGAAAGTCTATAACCTTGATTAAATGCTTCCTGCGATCTTCTTTTTTCAGAACTAGTAATAGCTGATTTTGCTGTTTTTTGTATTGATTCTAAAACCCTTCTTTGACTTTCTGGTATATCTGCAATTTTTGCAGCCTTGCTTGTAGCTAAATTTAAAGCATCAACAGGCCTTCCTTTTATAGATTCATATATGTATGGTCCACCTTTTTCACTTCTTAATACATCTTGCGTTAATTGGTTTACCAATTTGTTATCTAAAGTTTCACCAGGTAAAAGCTTTATGCCTTCTGTTTTTGCTAAATTTTCTAACTTTATTGCTTCATCTAGTTCAGCTTTATCTATTCCCTTTAAAGATTTTTCTGATAATCCAGCAGCCGTAGATGGACCAAACAACTTACCAGTAGCTATTGCAAAAGGTAGTGTTATGCCAGTCGCTGTAAGAGGACTGCCTGTTGCGCTTTCTACAGTTTCATAAACACCGCCAGAAGCAGCACCCAAACCAAGACCAAACTTTCTTGCTTGTTTTGTTTTTCCTAAAATACCAGGAGCTGCAAATTCTGGTATAGTTTTTAAATAACCACCCATTGTAGTTTGTGGATCATATTCACCAACCTCTTTCAAACCTGGTACAAACTCTTCTACCTTTTCTCTAACTTCAGCAGATGTTGGAAATATTTTTGCTGGTTCTGTTTTTTTGCCAGTAACTAATTCTCTTATTGGAGTTGTCAAAAATTTACCAAACCTACCTGGTATTGCTTTTCCTAATTGTTCTATATCACCAGCCGCACCAGGTATATATGACAAACCCATATATGCACCACCTGCTGCCGATCTTAAATAATCTTCTGCTTGTTCTTTTCTAGTTAAAGGGGTTGGTTGTTCTTCTATTGTTTCTTTTAAACCAACCTGTTTGTAAAAATCATTAATTGGTATATCTGAATAAAATTTACTATGTAAAGCATCTACAAGCTGTTTATCAGACAAGTCTGTATATTGTGGGTATTTTTGTCTAACCTCTTGTATGGTTATTGCCATTATTATTGCCTTATACCCAAAGGATCTTCAACTGTACCTGTTGTTAGTGTTGGTTGTTGAATAAATGGATTATTTATTTGACCAAAACCAATTGTATACAAATCATTTATTCCAGTAATTATTGCATTTGCTTCTCTGTCTTGTGGGTTTCTACCCAACGTAAGATTTTTTAATTCTCTGGTATAATCTAATTCTGATTTAATTTCAGAACCAACCCCTGTTATAAATTCATATAATGCTGAAGCTTTTTGATCTGCTGTTCTACCAGCTGATATGATTTTTTGGAAATTTCTAAAGTCTTGGTCTGATAATCCTCTACCTTCTTGCCCTCTAACTTTAGCTATTTGATAAGCAAAATCTAACAGCTGTGATTCTGTAACTGCAGTTTGTCCAGCTAATTTAGTAATTGCGTTTCTTATTTTAGGATCTGTATTATCAACAAATTTTGTTTTTTCTTCTTGATTAATTAAAACACCAGCAGCTTTAAATTCTTGTCCTATTTGGTCAAACACCTGTGCAATGTCACCAGTTGCTAAAACTGATTCTGGGTTTTCATATAAATTATTAATTATTCTTTGACCTGTATTCACCAAAGTATTATAAGAAATAGCTCTTTTTTCTAAACCATTTTGGTCATTCCAACCTTTTATTTCACCAATGTCTTTAGCCTTACCAGCCGAAGTAAGTTGTGGTGTTTTATTTAAGAAATATCCTTGTGCGACTAAAGATTGCATTTCTTCTTCTGTTGGGTTAATTAAATCTGTGGCTCTGTTTCCATCTCTATCTGTTACTGCCCATGTTTCTATATCATCATCAACTTTTCCATTTGCAAAAGGGTCTGCTAATGGACCAACAATAAACTTAGTTCTATCTATATTTTCTGCTTCTGATTTTAATATTGTTCTAACAGGTTTTCCTGTAATCTTGTCATATAAAGTAAATCTTTCTACTGAACCAGGTTTAGTAGTACCAGCAGCAAGTCTAGGGTCTAAACCAAGCTCTTGTAGTTTAATCATGTCAGCATATTGTGGGTTATCTAATGCAAATTGTCTTAATGCTTTTTTTTGTTCCGCCATTTGCATTTGCTGTTCAGCTAACTGCATTCTTCTAGGATCACCAGATAATATAGCAGAAGATTTACCTAGGCTTCTTTGTAAAGCAGCTAAACCTTCCTGCCTGCGCATGCGCGCCTGCTCTGGAGACACTTGCTCCATTGGGTCATAACCGCCAATCTCTGTTAGGCCTCTGCCTACTCTTTGACCCAACCCTTTAAATAAATTCTGTATTGCCATATTACATTCCGTAAGGTGTTTGCGTTGTTTGTGATGGTGAGAACAAGTTACTAAATATTGGTTGTGCTGTGTTTAAAAGCCCCATACCAGCTTGGAATTTTTCTAATCCACTAGGACTATATCCAGTTGTTGTTGTTTGTGTTGGCTGCATACCGCTTACACCAGTTGCTAGTAAACCAAGTTGTTGCTGTGGATATTGTAGCGCTCTTTGGAACTCGCCTCTTTGCGCTCCGATAGCTTGTTGCTGTAATGCTTGTTGTTGCTGTCCTATACCACCTAGTAAACCAAGACCTTGTAATTGTTGTCCTGCTAACCCACCAAGTAATCCTGATCTTTGCGCACGCGCTTGCATCTCTAACTGTGGCTGTGCTAAAGCTGCTCTGCCAGCAATGTCTAAGCCACCTAATTGTCTTTGTTGTTGTAGCTGTGCTTGCTGCATCCTTCTTTGTTGTCCTAGTTCTGCACCAAAGATACCTGCTTGTTGACCAAGCTGTGCCTGTTGTAATGCACGCTGTTGCTCTTGACCAGCACCAAATACACCTAATTGCTGTTGTCTTGCTAAATCACGCTCCGCCGCCGCCTGCGCCTGCTGGAATCCTGACTGTCTTAAACCAGCTGCTGTTCTAGCCATTTGCTCTGCGTAAGGTCTTTGTGATTCAGACTCTAGTAATGCAGATCTTGAACCACCGAAAGCACCTGCTCTGATTGCTCTTTCTTGTGCGCCAGTTCTTGCTATGTCAGCTTGTCGCTGTATGTCACCCATTGCTAGATCTATAACTTGTTGTTGATATGGAGATTGATAAGCGCCTATGTCTTGGCTTAATAAACCTCTGAACTGCGGTGTAGATACTGGACCTATTTGAGCTGCGCCTGGAGCTTGTGTTGCTTCTATGGTTGGTGCTTCAAAACCAGTGACAGGTTGTATGGTAGGCTTAAATTGTTCTTGTGCCATACCTTGTAAAGCTTTGGTTGGGTCATAACCCATACCAGATTCAAATAGTCCTCTAGTAGCTTGAAATTGTCGTAGTTGATCTGGTGAGAAACCAGCAACCATTGGTCCTGTATAGGGTATAAAAGGTTGTTGTGCAATTTGTTGCGACCTACTATATAGGTCTTGTTGCATTGCTTGTGTTTGTGGGTCTACCTGTTGTGTAGTTGTTGTTTGTCCAGCAGCTGAACCTCCGCCACCAGTTAAGCTTTTAACTGCGCCTACAGCTCCTGCTACTTTTCCTACTGTTCCTAACGCTGCTAATCCTGCTGCCATCTTAATTCCTCTTATAAATCTTTTTTAACTATATAATCGTGTTCAAATCCTAGATGTTTTATTTTTCTAATCCATCCTTTTCGACCACCGCCATAAAGTCTTTTTACACCGACTTGTTTGGCAAACTCCTCTATATATGGGAGTATTTCTTCCAACTCTTTGTAATTACCACCACAAAACAAAATATTCATTACTTTAATTTGTGGAAATACTACAAATTCTGTTATGTATGCAGACTTTTTGCCTGGCCATAAATGGAATATTCCATTCCTTATTTTATCCTCTATGTCATCAATTGTATAGGAATCTTGATGTTTTACAGCTTTTGCTATATAAGGCTTACACCTTTCCCATTCAACTTCCCAAGGCTCTCTTTTAGCCTCTTGTATGTCTACTACTTTATTAGTCGCCTTTGCCATACTCAACAATACTTGCATAAACAGTTAAATTACCAGCGCGATCTGCTTGTATCTTCACAACATCGCCTTGATGTAAGAACATACTTCTAGTTAAAAGCTCCTCTGTATCATAAGCAGTAATGTTATATTCTTTAAATATAGTGTAAGTAGTACCTGCATTATCTACTGTAAAGGTAATCTTAGTTTGCTGATTATCATGGTCACATACCAAGATAGATTCAATTACAGCACAAGTAAAGTCATCACCACTTGGAGCTGTATAAAATGTTGTTAAGTCTGTAGTTGTAAGTATGCTGTGCGCTACTTCTATTCTTTGTATATATTGTCTTTGTGAGGATAGATCCATTATCTTCTACCTCTGTTTCTTAAATTAAGTCTTATATTACCAACTTGGAAATCCTGTGTTGTGCTACCTGTTACAGTCATTTGTACTTGTCTTGCTGTAAACCTAGCATCGGTATATCCATCGCTTTCAAAGGTAAAACTACCAAAGTCTGTCTCGCTACCTAATGGGGTAAACTTACCTTTAAAACTTATTGTTACACCTGGTAATGTGTTTGCTTCTTCATCTGGAATAATCTGATTACATTGCACATAGTTATCGCCATTACCTAGTTCTATTGGACCACTTGTGCAAAAAGGCACATCACTATTTAAGTTTGGCGAATTAGATAATGTGGTTGATTCGTGTTCGTATATAAAACCATTTGAATCACCAGCAATAGGAAAATCAAACGCACCTTGGTCAATCCAACAGCCTCTATCCATTGAGCCTATAGACCAAGTGTTTTCTAAGTAATTCCAAATTACATATTTGTTTGGTAGATATATACCATCACCGCTTGGGAAACCCCACCATATTTCGTTAAAGTTAGAGTTATGTCCACCCCAACATGCTTTCCTTCCTGGTACATTTAGTTGGTCGTATACATAATCATGCACATCGCATGGTATTTCTCTAACAACACCATCGTAAACAAAGAATGAGTTTTCACCCATCCACGCTAGAAAGTTTCCTGTTTGTACGACTGATCTTCTACTAACTGCTTTACAGTTTGCACCTGCTGCGGTTATACCATAAACAAAAGGTGAGCCTACATAACTCATTCTATCAATACCAGTATCACTAAAAACCATAACATCGTTTTGGTATTTGACTGCTAGTAATGCACGACCACCTGTTGGTATTTGCACATCACCTGCTGTATTGGTAGCTTTAGATGTCCAGTTGTTTCTATCTTCTCTATCACTCCATGCTACCTTTCTAGGGTCACCACCAGAACCAATAGCAACTAAATGCCTTTCATTAGTTACTAGGACAGCCTGACAGCCTGTAGGAGCGTTAGTTACGACTGTGCCAATAGTATCAGCTGTTCCACCTGAAACTGGCCTCCACTTGTATATCTTGCCATCACCAGAAAAACAAAAGACTAAATCCTCACCCCAGTTATCAAAGGAGAAATGACCTGTATCAAGAGGTAGTCCAGATTGACTTCTAGCATCGCCATAATCTTCTACGTTATAGTGGTATGCACCATAACCAAGAGGATCATTAGAAGCATCGTTTACAAAACCAGATGGTGTTATATCAGTCCATGTGTTGTCGTATAAAACATAAACCTTTTGTCTTGTACCAACAGCTAAAACAGATGCACCTAGGTTGTCCTTATAGGCATACATACCTATAGGCTCACCATCAAGTGCTGTAGTTTTTAGTTTAGACCAACCACCAATAGGTTTTAGAAATCCGTTTTCAAAACGCACAAGATTGCCGTCAACCCAACGACCTTTGTTAGCATAGTCAGTACCGTTTTTGACTATGCCAGCTGGCGGAGTTACAGGCAATAGTGCCATTGTTTAACCTATAGTTTTAGTAACGGATGTTGGTGTAATCAATAATGCGATTTGTGCATCTAATCCAGTTTTTAGATTAGCGACTTCATCATCACCCATACCTGCTGTAACCCAACCAGTAACTGTGTCATTGGTAAGATCTGCAAAGGGTACAAAGCTTGATATATCATCTGCATTAACGCTATGAGTACCATAAACAGAAGCTGAATAGTTATTACCTTCAGCGTCTTGTTGATCGCTCTCTGCGTTTAATCGCCAATGTACGTTGTAAACAACGTCTGAATGACTGTCGTGTGTTGGATATGTGTCAACTGTTTTGCAATCCCATGTATATGTATTTGCCATTATTATTCTCCTTTTAATAAGTTAATTTCAGATTGTAAGGCTTCAATCTGTTCTTGTTGTTCTTTCATTCCTTTTACAAGATGTACTACAAGTTTACTGTAATCCATTTGATACATTTCTTCTTCAGAACCTGATACAGCGTTAGGCACTATGTCTAACACTTCTTGAGCTATTAAACCTTCGTCTGCTTGTCCATCTGCTTTCCAGTTGTAAGCTACTGGGTTAAGTTCATTGATGACTTCTAAACCTCTAGCTTCGCCTGTAATATCTTTGAGTCTTGCATCTGAAGATGTGTTAAAAGATGTTGTTGAACCATTAGTTGTTATAGAACCAACTGTTGAGCCATTTCTTTGAAAGGCTGCAAAAGTATTTGTACCTGTTGGTGTATTTATATTTAATCCTGTTTGTCCAGAATTGTATAAAGATAACAAACCTGAAGAAGTTGTAGTTCCCACCAACAAGTTGCCTGAAGAATCAATACGCATGACCTCACTTCCACCAACATCTATTTCATAGCTGAAACCAGAAGCAACATTCATACCCATTGAACCATTAGAATTAAGTTTTACTGAGCTACCACCAAGTGCTTCTACTGATAAGTGTCCAGCACTTGTTTTGAATGTAGTATTACCTGAAGAATCAATACGCATTCTTTCTGTACCATCCGATGAAGCATCACGCCCATCATATATAGCAAATGCGTTTGTATTAGGAACTTGTCCTATTGCCCAATTACCAACACCAGCTTGGGTAAATAATAATTGAGAACCTGAACGAGGAGAACCTCCATAGTTATAAATTTGTTGAAAAATTCCTCTGCTAGGATTATCTCCAGCAACTTGTAATTTATAGCCGCCTGATGAAGAAATACCCATTAAAACGTCACCTGAAGAATCAATACGCAT